ACCAAAATTATTAAAATAATAAAAGAAATGAAAAAAGAAAAACTTTACAGCCCTGAAGAAACAGGAACTTTCCAAATGATGTTCGGAATGAAAAATATAAATACTTCAGGAAAAAAAATATATGAAAAAAAGAAAAAGTATTTTTATGAAGATAAAAGAACAAAAAAATATGGTAATCAAAGAGTTGAATTATTAAAAGATAATAAATTATGAATACAAAAGCAAAAGTAAAGTTTTGGTTAAGGTTAGATGAAAATTTAAGAGATAGTGATACTAGACTTTGTGCAAATATTTGGGCAAAAGAATTAATGAAAGAAAAAGGATTAAATTTATTTGAATTAAATGCAGTAGAGTTTTTAAGGATGTATTCAAATAATGAACTTACATCAGCTCCAAGTATAAAAAGAGCAAGGGCAAAGCTACAAGAAGAAGAACCTAAATACAGAGGCAGAAAGTATAATTTAAGAAAGGGTGTATTACAGGACAAATGGCGTAAAGACTTAGGTTATGAAAAAAACAATTAAAGTATTAGAATTATTTGCAGGAAGTAGATCAATAGGCAAAGTAGCTGATGATTTAGGATATGAAGTTTTTTCTGTAGATATTAATGATTTTGATGGAATTAATTTAGTTAAAGATATTGAATTTCTTACTAAAGATGACATCCCTTTTATTCCTGATGTGATATGGGCATCGCCTCCTTGCACAACCTATTCAATAGCAGCAATAGGACATCATAGAGATATGGGTAAACCAAAGACTGATTTTGCTGCAAAGAGTGATAGGCTAGTTCTTAATACTTTAAAATTAATAAAAGAATTTGATTGTAAATACTTTATTGAGAATCCAAGAGGATATTTACGAAAGATGGATTTTATGTTAGGGATACCTAAGACAACTGTATGGTATTGCACTTATGGAGATATAAGGGCAAAGCCGACAGATATTTGGAGCAACCATATTTATTCTTTATTTAATCAGGATGGGTGGCAACCTAGACAAGAATGTTTTAATGGTAATACTAATTGCCATCATCAACCAGCTCCAAGAGGATCAAGAACAGGAACGCAAGGAATGAAAAATAATTATGAAAGAAGCAAAGTGCCTTATGAATTATGTAAAGAAATTTTATTGTCAATATGAAAAAAACAATTAGTAAATTAAAAAAGGAATTAGACAAATGGTTCAGCTTATTTATTAGGTTGCGTTCAGCAAATGAATATGGTTATTGTCAGTGCTGGACGTGTGGCGTAGTTAGACACTATAAAGACGGAATGCAAAACGGACACTTTCAAAGTCGTAAGCATATGGCAACAAGATTTGATGAAGAAAATTGTCAGGTACAATGTATTAAGTGTAATATGTATTCGCAAGGCGAACAATTTAAATTTGGAATAAACTTAGATGCTAAATATGGAGAAGGAACAGCAGAAGAACTCGAGTTTTTAGCTAGGACTATTAATAAAATATCAAGAGTAGAATATGAAGAACAAATAAGTTATTACAAAAACCTTGTTGAAAACTTAAAAGAAGAAAAACAAATTTCGTAACTATTTAATTATCTTTGGCGTATGACAGAACCAATTTACGCTAATGATGAACACAGGGTAATATTAGAAACTTACATTACAATGTGCAAAGAGTTTGCAAAAGAAGTCAGTACAAAAAACAGATATAATAATTATTTAGAAGTTGTGCAAATAATAATGGAATACCATAACAACTACGGAGCTGGACAAAGAGAGGAAAATTTTTGGGATTGGTTAATGATTATACCTATAAATTTATCAGTAGCAACAAATGGATTCTTTGCAGGAGTAGAAACAAAAGCAAATGCAGCAGTAGTTAGGGCGTATAAAGAAGTTCTTAATGAACTACTACAAGAAACAGTTAATAAGATTGATAAAATAGAACCAATTAATGACTGAGATTTATTTAGAAATATCAAAGCTATCAGATAAGTTCAGGGCTATGGCTTATGGACTGTCCTCAGATGAAAATGAAGTTAATGAATCAGTTCAGGAACTTATGCTTTATTTTCTTCAAGCTAATCCAGAGGTAATTAAAAGAATTTACGACAAAGATGGAATACTAGGAATTACACGTTATGGAGCAGTTGCATTAAGAAGAGCATTGACAAGTCCTAGAAGCAATTACTATTATAAGTTTAAAAAGTATTACACACATATAGACAGTTTAACAAGTGCAGTTACTTATGATGAAATGGAATCAGGAGAAACAATACCATCTAAGCACCTTTATAACTTGCCTAATGAGATAACAAGTAGTTACCAATGGACAAGCCTAGAAAAGATAGACAGCGCCTTAGATGGCTTTACTTGGTACGATAAGAAAGTATTTGAACTTTATTACTATGAAGGTAATACACTCGATTCATTAGCTGAAAAGACTGGAATAAGCAGAAATAGCTTGTTTACAACAATAGACAAAGTAAGAACAGAATTAAAATATAAGCTAAATGAATAATTTTTTTGTACCTAAAGAAATATATGAAGATAGAATAGGAATTTGTAGGTCTTGCGTTTATTACTTTAAGCCTTCAGGGCAATGCAAAAGGTGTTTATGTTTTATGAAAGTGAAAGCAAGAATCAGCAGTCAAGAATGTCCTCAAAAGTATTGGAGCAAAACAACAGAAGTAGAAGTAAGAAATGATATACCTGAAGAAATAATAGCAGAGATCATTGCTTTATGGCCAGACTTAAAAACAGGTAGAGCAAAAGACCAAACGGCTAAAAAGAAAATGATTGAGATATACAATACATTACACAAGACAAACTACTCAACAGGAACTAATTGCGGTTCTTGTATAGCAGCTTGCTTTGATGGAATAAAAAAGATTTATAAAGAATATTCTAGTACCTAATATTAATTAAATAGGGTAAGACCTACAAAGCATTTAGTTTTTCCTAGAATAGTAAAGGGGGGGTGTGGTTACCTCCCCAATACAACTAAAATAATAATAATGAATATAATAGTAATATGGCCGTAGAAAGAACGTACAAAACAATTAAATGGATATTGAAAGACAATATCAAAAAGAATGTAAGAAGCCTTTGGACTTGGAAAGATGACAATTTTACAATGATATATGAAAACTATTCAGGTGATGACAGGATTTACACTTCAAGCCAACTTTTAAAAATCTTAACAAAATGATAATATTTACAATACTTGGAATCATAACAGCTGTTTTCTTTTTTATAGTAATTCTAATGAGCATAATAGAAGCAAGAATAAAAAGAAGGAAAACAGAAAAAATGATATGGAAAATGGATAAGGTAGAAACAAGAACTGGAGGACTAGAAAACGATAGGCTAAATGAAAGACAATAAAATACCTGAATACTATAAAGGAAAAAATGGTTATATGGCTAAAGATGTTGTAAGCAATTTTGATTTAAATTACAATATTGGAACAGCTGTTACATATTTAATCCGTAGTAAAAAGAAGCATAATGATAGTGGAATGGAAGATTTACATAAAGCTATTAACCATTTAAATTTTGAAATAGATTTACTAAAAAGAGAAGCAGTAAATAAAATACCTAATATAAAAGAATGACACTATACACTTGCGAATGTGGAAAGACTAAGGAAATATCTAAAGCTACAATAGTTTATAGGGATGATAAATGGGTAACAAAGCAAGCACTCTGTGAATGTGGACTTTATATGACTAGCGAACCAACAGAAGGAATACCAACATTAAGAAGAACAGAACCTAGCTTAAGTAAGAACAGAGATAAGTTGTGGGCAGGAGCAAAAGAAAAGCTAATTGGCGAAAGAGGAATTAATGAATCCTTTGACTAATGAAGTTCGTTATAAAGTGTGATAAAGATAAGCAAACTCTGATAAACTATTTAAAGGAATTAGGCAATGACTATTTAGTAGACGTTAAGAAACAAAGAAACACAAGAAGTAATATGCAGAATAACTATTATTGGAGTTGTATCGTCCAGGTCTTGTCTAATGAACTAGGATACTTTCCAGACGAGATACACGATTTGCTAAAGGTAAAGTTCTCAAGTGAATGGAATAGTATAGAGATAAACGATAGGAACGTGGGAATCCAAGTAGTCAAGTCTACAGCAAGAATGGATAGCAAAGCCTTTGAGATATATGCAGACCAAATTAGAATGTGGGCAATAACTGAACTAGGCATAAGACTTATGCTTCCAAATGAATTCAAGTAATTTCTATTATATAATAACACTTGATTAATCAAATTATTTCAAAATGGAACACGGAGGAAAAAGAATAGGTGCGGGTCGTAAGGCTAAAGCAGAAGAACAAAAGCTAATTGAGAACTTAACACCAATGAGTGGTATTGCATTAGAGTCTTTAAAAAAAGGTTTAGAGAAAAAAGAACAATGGGCGGTAAAGTTATTCTTTGAATACTTTTACGGTAAACCGCAGCAAAGAGTAGATGTAACTACTAAAGATGAAAGTCTTAATGTACCTTTAATAAACTTTATAAGTTCTGAATCTTAGCGACAAATATAATGCATTATTTACATCAGATGCTAGATACTTTATCATAACAGGAGGTAGGGGTTCGGGAAAGTCTTTTGCAGTTACAGTCTTTCTTACACTCTTAACTATGTCTAGGAATGTTAGAGTCTTGTTCACTCGTTATACAATGACATCAGCACACTTATCAATCATTCCTGAGTTCTTAGAGAAGATAGGACTACTTGGATATGACAATACCTTTAGTGTAAACAAAGCAGAGGTAATAAACTTAGGAAACAAATCAGACATTCTATTTAGAGGTATCAAAACATCGGCAGGTAATCAGACTGCAAGTCTAAAATCATTACAAGGCATAAGCACTTGGGTACTTGATGAAGCTGAAGAACTTGTAGATGAAAACATATTTGACACGATAGACTTAAGTATAAGGGAAAAGAAAGTGCAGAATAGAATCATATTAGTATTGAATCCTGTTACTAAAGAACATTGGATATACAAGAGGTTCTTTGAGGACAAAGGTATTGAAGGTGGTTTTAATGGCGTTAAAGACAATGTATGCTACATCCATAGTACATACCTAGATAATGAAACAAATCTATCTGAGAGCTTCCTAGAGCGTATTAAGAGTATAAAGCATAATAACTTTAAAAAATATCAGCACAAGATTCTTGGTGGGTGGTTAGCGAAAGCAGAAGGAGTAGTATTTGAGAATTGGTCAATAGGAGAATTTAATCCTGATAACTTGCAGACATCTTGTGGAATGGACTTTGGGTTCTCAATAGATCCAGATTCTTTAACTGAAGTGGCTATCGACAAGAAGCATAAAAAGATATACTTAAAGGAACACATCTATCGTAATGGTTTAAAGAGTCAAGAGCTTGCTCAGATAGTTTTAGATAAAGTAGGCAATACTTTAATCATAGCCGATTCAGCAGAGCCTAGGCTTATTGCAGACCTTAGGCATTTAGGGGTAAACATTAAGGCAGTTAAGAAAGGAACTATTGAAAGCGGAATTACTAGAATGCAAGACTATGAATTAATTGTAAGCCCTGAGTCTACTAATATAGCTAAAGAATTAAACAACTATGTGTATGCAGATAAGGGTTCTAAGTTATACGTAGATAATTGGAATCACGCAATAGATGGGATTAGATATAATGTAATTTATCATTTAGACAATCCAAACGCAGGGAAGTATTTTGTGCAGTAAACTAAAAACAACTAATTTCTATTATATAGTGTATGAAGGTCAAAATTAAAAAACAAGGAAAAGTAAAAGAGTTCAAGCTAATTAATAGTTGGTCAGATGTTACTATGGAGACTTGGCTTAAACTTACTGAATACGAAACAGGAACAAAAACAGAACAAGCATTAAATACAATACAAGCAGTTTCAGATATACCTAATCAGTTAGTAAAAGAATTATCATTGTCAGATGCTGCTGTTATAATGAGTAAAGTAGCAGAACTTCAGGCAAAGCAAAATACGAAGCTAAAAAGAATTATTAAAATTAATGATATTGAGTATGGCTTTCATCCTGACTTAGATTCTATTACATTAGGAGAATACGCAGACATTGAAACATTCATAAAAAATGGAATAGAGAAACAGCTTCCTGAATTATGCGCTGTTCTTTACAGACCAATAAAAGAAAAGAAGAATGATAAATATACTATTGAGCCTTATGATGCAGACATTCGGATGCGGACAGAAGAAATGAAACAGATGTCAGCGGAACAAGTGCAAAGTGCATTGGTTTTTTTTTATCATTTAGGGATGGTGTTCTGCGAGATTATGCCATCGTATTTAGCGGAACGGCTGAAGGTAATGAAGATGCAATAGCAACTGAAGATTTTTGCAGTAAATGGGGATGGTTCGGAGTAATGCACAGGTTGTGCAATGAGGACATTAGTAAATTAGAAAGCATTACAAAGCTCAGTCTTTTAGAGTGTTTGACTTGGTTAAGTTATGAAACAGATTTAAGTACACAAAATAAAGTAAAACGAAATGGTTAAAAATAAAACTTATAATAATGTAGTAAATACTTTGCTTAGAATGGGAGAATATCACGAGCAAATTGAATCAACTTCTGTAGGCGATATATTTAGTATAAATTTGGAAAAGATGCAAAAGCTACCATTACTACATATAAATCCAACAACTGTAGAAACTGGAGATAGTCAATTAACGTACAATTTTCAGATCTTTATTTGCGATGCTGTAACTGAACGAGAAAACTGGACAACAAATAGAAGCAAAATTTTAAGTCCAGGTATTAATGAATTTACTAAATTAGTTAAAACGCTTAGTAATGAGCAGGATGTTTACAATGAGGCTTTACAAATTGCAACAGACTTTATTGGTATGCTAAGACACAGCACAAGACAATCATTAGCAGGAGTTAATGATATTAATTTTCCTTTATACTTTACGCAAGACCAATTTACTATCGAGCCTTTCCAAGAAAGATTTGACAATTTATTATGCGGATGGACTTTTAATATTGGAATATTAGTTCAAAATGATTTTCAGACTTGTGATATTCCTGTAAATATTAAAGGAGCAGGGTATTAATGAAATATAAATTAGGATGGTTCACAATAGAAATAGGTTGGAAAAAATTTAAAATAACAATACAGCTATGAAGTATGAAGATATATTAGAAAAGCTAGAAGCTATAAGCATAGAATTAGAAAGCTATAATGATTATCCTGAAGCTGCTTCTAATAATGCTAAGAAAGCTAGAGATTGGAAAGAAAAAAACGGAAGCGATTGTGGCACTAGAGTAGGGTGGACTCGTTCAGCGCAGCTTGCTGATAGAAAAAAAATTAGTAGAGATACAATTGCACGAATGGCATCATTTAAAAGGCATCAACAGTATAAAGATGTTCCTTACTCAGAAGGGTGTGGTGGTATTATGTGGGATGCTTGGGGCGGTTCTTCAGGTGTAAATTGGGCAATAAATAAATTAAAACAAATAGATAAAAATTAAATTATGGCAGACTTAGT